ACTCTATCTAATGAAGAAAAACTTAATATTTTAAATAGTCAAGATGATTCTGCCTCAAATGATTTAGATGATTCAGAAATATAGCTATTAAATGCTATTAGAGAAAGCAAAATGACTCCTTCTGAATATATTTCTTATGTACAAAATCAAGGCATACAGAACTATATTCAAAATTATCAAGTTCCTGTACAACAATATACAGTTGATGATTTAAATGATGATGAACTGTTTGTATCAGATTTAATTACTAAATTTGGAGATGATAATTTATCAGATGAACAAATTCAAAAATTATTGGATAATGCTAAATCTGATGAAGAGTTATATAAAAGACAAATTACTGCATTGCGCAATGAATATAGAAGATTAGAGGATAATAATAGACAACAAGAACAACTTGTTCAACAAAACCAACAAACAGAAGTATATAATAATTTTGCTGAAAAAGTTGAAGATGAGATTAGAGCATTTACTGATTTAAATGGATATGATTTAAATATGGATGAATCAGAAATGGAAGAACTCTATGATTTTATTACAGGTTTTGATGCTGCTGGAACTAGCACATTCAGTAAAGCATTAAACGATCCTCGAACTCTTGTTAAGATGGCATGGTTTGCTCTCAATGGTGAAAGTGCTATTGATGATATTAATAACTATTGGACTAATGAAATTAAAAATGTTAGAAAAACTAGTTATGAAAAAGGTGTAAATGATGCTAAGAATGGTAAGGTGAAAAAGAATAGTGTACAGATTAAAAATAATAAGAATAACAGATCATCAAATTATGACGATTTAGATGATTTTTAAAAAATTGAATTAATATGTTAGTTGCAGAATTTTCAAGTAGAATCCCTAATATGGGTAAATGTATTGCCCATGTAAAATCCTGTGAATTGCTGAGAATCCTCCATCTGCAACTAATTGGACAATCAGCAGCGAAGCTTAAAGTTTAAAAACTTTTTGAACGTTCAACGACTAATACTTGAAACTACAATGTAGAATATATAGTAACACGAGCGCAGGATTAAATGAAATAGTCTGAACATATTAGATGGTAAATAATATGAATTATAGGATAAAGAGCCTATAAGGTAACAAATGGATACAAAAACATACGAAGATTGGTCAAAATACCTTGGCAGTCGTCCCCACCGTATTGGTGTAGTTGCCAGAATGTTTCCTAATAACACTCTTAACTTCTTGACCGATGGTCTTCGTAATATCTTTTATAATGGTGAAAAAGAAAGTAAATATCAATTGTCTGATTCAATGGTAATTGAATGGCAAATTGAAACCAATCAAATCAAGCACATTGAATTTGCAGATGTTCCTGAAGGGGATGGTGCAGATGGTACTGAAATTGAAATGGCTTTCAGAGAAAACTATTATCAGAAATATGATATTTTCCGTATTGATGAAACAAAACAGTAGTGTCAAGTAGTAAGCCGTCCTGTTCGTAAATCTGATAATTACTGGACAGTTCTTGTACGTCTTATTGATAATAACTATGATACTACTTTGGACACCGATGGTTGTCAGCCCGGTATGACTACAACATGGCAATCTACTGCTAATGTTGAGTTGTCAGAAGAGGGCTACTCTAAATTTTAGTCTAGCTTTGAAAAACATCGCAATTATATGACATACTTCCGTCATGATGCATCTTGGTCTTCACTTTATGCTATTCAGGAAAATGTATTTATGAATATCTGTGATGACAAAGATAAATCTAAAGGTGAAGGTGTTTATAAGATGCTTAAAAAGGAGAAAGAACTTCTTGATACTTGGCAATACAGTGTAAATACTGGTCTTCTCCTCAATAAAACTAATATTGATGTTAATGGTAAGGCAACTATCCATGATCCTGATACAGGTAGACCCGTATATATTGGAGAGGGTTTGATTCCTTAGATTGAAGCAGCAGCTAATAAGTTTGTTTATAATAACAAACCTACTCTTGCTCTCTTTAATATGATAATGGGAACATTGAGCGAAAAAGCTCAAGACGATACTGGTAATCACTATACCTTTATCGTAAATAGAAAACTTTGGGAAGATGTAAATACTGTTCTTGGCGATTACCTTGGTAATTATCGTACAGACGGTACTTATATGTATTCTAAAGCTGCAAATGGTGGTCAAGGTGGCTATATTAAAGTAGGTGCTACTTATAATAGCTATGAATTTGCAGGTAATACAGTAACATTCGCAGTAGATAGAGCACTTAGTCGTGAATATCCTACTAAAGGTTATGGTGTTGCTATTGACTTGACCGCAGACAAAACTTCTGGAACTCCTGCTATTGCTAAGTTCAGCATTACAGGTAAAGACTTCATGACAAACAAAATTATAGGCGTTAACTTATCCAGCGCCGCTTGAAAGGTGACTTTCTTGAAAAATAAATCTATTGAATTGCTGGAAACTCCTTATAGCTTCTTAAACTACAAAGTAGTTAGTAATAACAAGCTTGAATGTTTGAAAATTAAGAAGATTGGACAATCAGCAGCCAAGACTAAGAATAGGCAAGGTTATAAACCAGCTCTTAGTAAGGTTCAACGACCAGCCAAATGGCGTACACAATATGTGGAAGTAGTAGATAACTTATATAAAGTATAAAATAATTATGAAATACATAGTATATTTAACAACAAATATTATAAATAATAAAATTTATGTGGGAGTACATCAAACAGAAAATCCTGATGTATTCGACGGATATTTAGGAAATGGAATAAATATGTTTGAATGTAATTCTGAACTCAAACATCCAAAATATCCAATTCATAAAGCTATTAAAAAGTATGGATATAGTGCTTTTAAAAGACAAACTATAAAAGTATTTGATACTAAACAAGAAGCTTTAGATTTAGAAGCATTTATAGTTGATGAGGATTTTATAAAACGAGATGATACTTATAATATAGCTTTAAATAAAACATATTCTAAACCTCCTAAAAGAAAAGTAAAAGGAGATATTCATCAATATGATTTAGACGGTAATTATATAAAAACATTTACATCTAAAGATGAATTAAAAAAAGAAGGATTTATTTATGGAAGTGTTACTAGAGCCATAAGAGAAGATGCTTCTTATAAACAATTTATTTGGATATGTGGTGAAAAATTAGATAAAGTTCCTCCTAAACATACATGTAAAGCTAGAAAAATTGGACAATATACTATGGAAGGAGAATTAGTAAAAATATGGAATACAATGAGAGAATGTAAAAAAGAATTTCCCAATGTATCTAAAGTTTTACGAGGACAAGCAAAACATTGTCATAATTATTTTTTTAAATACGAAGAATAAGTTAAAGATATGGTCTATGTTTTTATGAAAATAAAAATTTAACAATGGAGGTTATGATGGCAAAAGTTCTGGTGAAGTGTCTAGCAATGTAGCAGGTTCTAAACTTATAATGTCTGGTTACGGTGCTGTAGCAGCATTTACTCCGTTTAGAAGTGCTATTCTTAGAGAAGCTTAATTGATAAAGATTTGAAGATTAGATAGGGAGAGCCGTAAAACCCTCTCCCTATCATATATTTATAAATATGTTAATGAATTAATATGAGTACTAAAAAAACAACGAAAGGCGATATAGTTTTCGATGACACAAAAATAATTTTACGTAGTGTATATGAGAAGGCAAATATTAAATATTATATTTAGCCATGTAAAGATCCAAAATCAGGTCAATATCCTACTTGTGTAAAGAGAGTTAATTCACAAGGTGATATGATTATGAGCGAAAAAGAACGTGATGAATATGCAGAAGGAAAAGTAGTATTTTTTCCTGAAAATCATATGTTCACTGTAACTTCTGGTAGAGTTTATAATTTACTTGATAAATTTGATAAAGCAGAATGGGAAGCTATTAAAAACTGTCCTCTTATTGCTAAAAGTAGAGATGAACGAGATGCTAATGGTAATCTTGTAATTGATGGCCCTGTTTCTACACCTAAGAAACCTACTAGAAATGGAGTTGCAGAACTTTATATAGATAGACCTGGTATTGATACACAACGTAGAGTATCTAGAAAACAACTTGTCTTTAAAGCACAATCATTTATTTATAATGACCAGCGTGGTGCTGATGGACAACTTAATATGGCTAAATTACTTGGTAAGAATATGCAGAATCAACCTACTGCTGATGTTCTTGATTATCTAATTTCAGTAGCTGAAAAGAATCCTCAAAAGATTATAGACCTATACACTGGTGGTGATACTTCACTTCGTCTATTGTTTATTGAGGCTAAAGAAAAGAAAGTCATCTATATTAAAAATAAGATTTATCTTTATGGAGATAATATTGCACTTGGAGCTACTGATGATGCAGTAATTGCTTGGATGAAAGAACCCCGTAATTAGAAAGTACTCGAATTAATTAAAAAAGATACATATCCCGATTTATATTCTTCTGAAGAATAATTAAATATATATGACAGCTCGTTAGGTTTGGGAGTATGCTCTAACTGAACTTACAAAAGCTAATGCTCCCAGCTTACTCTTACATGAATTTAATTACTATCTAAATAAAGCATTATATCAGTTTATAAATAAAAGTTATAATGCTTATGATATTAATTAGCAAATGACCGATAATCTAAGAGTATTAAAAGCAACAGGTATTTTTGATGTTACTGAATGTGAAGCTTATGGTAGTTATGCAGTAGGTGATGCAGGACTATTTAAAGGAACATATTATTTTTATCTGCCATAGGATTATATGCACATGCTTAATTGCATTTGTGTTTATAGAATGGATAAAAGCTATAAATGCTATGATAAAGACAATTATGTATAGTTTGCTGCAAAAAGACTAACTGCTGATTCTTGGTCTGTTATAGTAAATGATTATTATAATAGACCTTTACCTGAAAGACCTTATTATTATATACATAACGTAAATGCTAGTACAATTATTCCAACAAATCCTATAGATACAGCTACAAGTGAAGATAATAATAATTCGACTGGAACTGATACTTATGGAACTTATGTTTGTGATTCAGAAACAGAAAAAACAAATAAACAGTTTCCTAGAAGTATTAAACTTGGAACTATAGGAACAAATCAAACTGTTAAAGTAAATCTTGTTGATAAACCAGCAACATTAAGATATGGCAATCCTCAACAAGTTAGGTGTGAAATACGTTATGGTAATGATGATTCAGTATTTAAACTTGAAAAAGTATTTGTTGATTATATAAAGGTACCTTAGAATATCAGACTTACAAAAGAACAAGTAGATTTAACAGAAGATAGATCATAGATTCTGGAATTTCCAGACTATGTTTGTTAGGAGATAGTAAATGAGTTGGTAACTCTGTTGATGGCACGAGATGCTGATCCCAGATTACAAGTATAGACACAAGTTTCATAGTCTATTGCAAGCCCAAC